TCACCTCACGTGAAACAGCGCCTATGTTGTCATCACCAACAGAGACACAGTAAACGTGGAGATAAAAAGTCGGCAAAATCGTTCTCACAAAGCCACAGGCCTTATAATAAGAATACACTAGAGCTACTTGTACGTAGATAGTGTTTCCCAAGGACGTCATATACTCACCTGACGCACGAGGACCATGCACCAAATAAAGTTTATCACCAAACGCATTAACAGTCGTAATGCCCATCTCCCAAAGATTACGTCTAATGACGCGCTCCTCGGGCGAAGCATTCGCATATAATGGTTCAATAATTCGATCGAAAACCGCCGTCGACACTTCTGCTCTCTGGCGGAATTCAAATTTAGATATGTCACCACCAAAAAGTGAATCCCTCTCTGGGTTCACTTCCAACAATCTCAAAACAAGAGAATGTCCATCCATGGAATTCATATCTAGGCCTATAAGAGTATTAAACTCCAAAGGCCTCTGCTCTATAAGAGCACAGAGATCACCAAAATACATTTTCTGCAACAGAATAAATATAATGGGTCCTCCATTTATAGTTCGGACTTTTTGTTTTACATCCACGTCTTCCACAGGTAAAGTCTCATCCTTTGGGAAGATCTTGAATATAAAATTAGGCCAAACTCCGCGCATAATATCAACCAAGGCTTGATTCAGGTAAACCCGAATCTGATCTAAAACCTTAATATTAGGACTACCATCAGGATGGCGCCAATATCGCTTGTCCAACTCGGTCCCAGTCAAAGGAATGCCAGCGGACGTTGAGAAATTAGTAGCAACCACTTGCCCAGGTTCGCCAAATACCGCGGTATGATAGCTCAGGCGCTGTGGTATCCTCTTCATTTGTGAAAGATACCTCGCACCAATAATATCACACACATCTTCAATATGTGAAATTTCAGCTGTGATCTCAAAGTCCTTATAATTTTCAAGGCGCTTCTCAATCCCTTTTGGTGAAATTTTCACATTCTTCTTAGAATACTCGACTATACGTCCATTCCCTTCAAATTCGATATGGGAATTTCCGCTAGATACCCGAGCGGGCGGTATAATATCATCAAGCAATACTGTGCGAATCTTCGGAATTTCAAAGCCTTCATGAAGCTGCTTCCTCATATTCCTAACAATATTACCGTTAAGATAAATAGCGAAACCAGTACCTCCATTACTACCACCTCCAATGTGCATTCCCACAACGTGCCCTGCAGCCGGACCGTCCATTGCGAAATACAACATTCCACAATCACCACCCTTGGTATCTATCCCTTCAATTTTAAGGGTATTATGTACCTTTTCAAAGTCTCCTGTATCATTCATACGGAGCTTTACAGTGGGGTGATAAGTTGCGGGAAATCCATTCCAGGACATCTCACCAGATGTACAGGCTACTGTAAACTGATTCCTAAAATCAATCAGGAATCTATTAGTTACACTAGCATCTGCCATATGTGG